CAATTTTAAAATTAATAAAATTAAAGTTAAGAAAAAGAAATATACTGGTAAAATTATAATAGAATTAGTGGAAATAGAATAGAAAAGGAAAAAAGGGTATTTATTTTATATCTGTAGTTTTTCAACTATGTTCCCTTTATCATCTTTTTTCCATTCGGCACCTCGAATCCAATATTTATTTTTAGGTGTTTGCAGAATTTTTTTAAATTTTACCACAGATATAAATTCGGTATAATTAAGTACTTCTACTTTTGCTTTTAAAATATTTTTTACTGAGAATTCAATAATACATGGTAAGTTTTCAGGTTTTGGGATATAGTTATTTACAAGATGATTTTTAGTTATGTATTCTTTAAATGTATTGGTACTTACAAGATACATTATTTTGCCGGCTCAAAAACAATATTGTTTTTTTGGTCTGAAAGTGGTTTGGTGTGTTGATTGTTTCCGGATATAATTTCTTTAGGGATATTATCAAATGCGGTACATGATGCAATTGGTTTATCATTTTTAAAAAAGTTTTTACAATGATTACAAGCAATTTTAATAACAGTTTCATTTTTCCCTATAATGTCACTCATTTTTCTTCCTTTTATTTAGATAAAATACTATTATATAATAATATTAGTATATATTTTTTTTGGTTATTTATCAAGGTTTTTGCAATAAAATAAAGGTAAATAAACTTATTTATATTTATAGTAAGAAACATTATAATAAAAATTAAAGTAATTTAAATAGGTGGAATGAATAAAGAAATTATTAAAATGTATTGAATCTTATTTAAAGAAGGAGAATAAATAATGTACTACACTCCTAAATATTTTACACCACAGGAAATGTTTTCTAAAGCTATATGGGATAGGGAACTTAGTAAAGGAAATGCTATTTGGAGATTAATGGATTCTAGATTACTGATAACGGCAGATCTGATTCGGGAACATTTCTGTGGGACTAGAAGAAGTGGCCCTATTGATGTAATGACCGTAAATAACTGGAGTTGGGGTGGCCGTTTCCAGTATAGAGGTTATAGAGATATAGAATTAGATATCTTAATTCCTGGTAATAAGTTTTCTAAGACTTCTCAACATTGTTTTGGTAGAGGATTGGATTACCATTTTAATAGAACTACAGCAGAAGAAGTTCAGCAGGATATTTTAAAATACCCACAAGCGGAAAGATACCAATTTATTACTGGATTGGAAATAGGAACTTCCTGGGTACATAATGATTTTAGATGCTGGGATAAAACCCAATTTAAAATTCTAACATTTAGGCCATAAAATAAAGATAAATAAACTTATTTATATTTATAGTAAGAAACATTATAATAAGAATTAAAGTAATCCAAATATGTTATTAGATTATTTAAACGACTACTAAAGATTGGATAATCAGAGGTGGTCATAATGTGCCTGGATAGGCCAAGGAGAAAAAGATGAAACTTGTACTAAAGCTTGATGAAGACGGAAAAGTTGTTACAGATGGCAACAAAATTATCTACATGGACGAAGATGCAGATAACAAAGAGTATCCTTTAGATCCTCCTTCTATGTACAACAAGATTACTGATCTCGGAAAAGAGAATAAAAAACACCGGGATAAAGTAACAACAGTGGAGGCGAAGTATTTACCATTCGCTGATATTGAAGATATAGAAGTTTGGAAAAAGGATGCCGATAAAGCGATTGATACTGTTGCTAATTTTAATGACAAAGATTTCGTCGAGGCTGGTAAAGTTGAAAAAGTGAAAGCAGAGATGAGAGATGCTTATGAGGCTAAGTTGACTTCAAAAGATAACAAAGCCCAGTTAGTAGAAAAAGCACATATTGATGCTCTTGGTTCAAAAGATAAACAAATCAGGACGTTGATGATCTCTAATCGATTTTCAGTTTCCCCTTATTTTAATGGGGAAAAATCCATTACTACAATGCCACCGGATGTTGCTGAGTCTTTCTTTGGTAATGTTTTTAAAGTTAAAGAGATAGATGGTAGATTAGCTTTAAGGGCTTACCGGAATGGGGAAGAGTTGATTTCTTTACAGAATCCGGGAGAACCCGCTGACTTTGAAGAAGCAATCAGTATGGTAATTGATAAATATCCTAATAAGGATAGTATTTTGAGAGCGCCCGGCGGAGGTTCTGGTGGTTCTGGTGGTGGTGGAAAGGATCAGAATGATCCAGATGAATTAACTAAATTAAATCAGCAGTTAACTAAGGCAGTAGAAAATAAAGAAATGGGTTTATCTATTGCAATTAAAAATAAAATATTTAAGTTGAAACAATCAGCTTAACACTTAGTTTTCTGCTCTTATTAAGGAGAAGAAACAAATGAGTAATACTAATGTCGCTACTAATGTTTGGAATTGTCCTAATTATATTGGAGAACTTTATCTCATTGGTGCAAATCAGACTCCATTTTTAAACATGATTGGAGGATTACAAGGTGATCGTGTCCGTACTGTAGGTGCTTTTGATTATCCACTGGCTCAGCCATGGTCCCTTGAAAGTGCATCTCAGCCGGAAATTACAGAAACAGCTTCCCTTACTGCTCCTAATCCTTGGACATATGTAAGAGGGCAGGATGATAATACAGTACAGATTTTTCAGAGATCCGTATCTGTATCTTATGCTAAGCAGTCTGTAGGTGGTTCTGTTTATGTAAGTACCACTGGTAATATTAATTATGGGGAAGATCAGCCTGTTCAGAATGAAAAGGATTTCCAGATTGCGGCTCATTTACGTCAGATTTCAGTAGATGCTGACTGGACTTTCTTGAATGGTACTTATCAGAAAGCAACAAGTGCCGGTGTCGCAGCCAAAACTAGAGGAATTATAACTGGTTGTGTTACTAATACAGTTGATGCTTCTTCCGTTGCATTAAGTAGAGATTTACTTAATGAATTAATTCGAACAATGGCCGCTAATGGATCTGAGTTTGCTACTCCTATTATTTTCTGTAATGCTTTTCAGAAACAGAAATTAACTGAGATTTACGGATATGCCCCTGCTGATAGAAATGTTGGTGGAATGGCCATCTCTGAAATTGAAACAGATTTTGCCAAATTGGGTATTGTTTGGGCTCCTAATGTTCCAGCAGCAACCTTATTGATTGCAGATCTTTCTGTCTGTCAGCCAGTTTTCTTACCAGTTCCTGAAAAAGGCGTTTTATTTTATGAGGATCTTGATTCTGGTGGAGCAGCTGATAAGGGACAGATTTACGGTCAGATTGGTATTGATTATGGTCCTGAGGAGTATCATGGAAAAATCACATCATTGGCTACGTCATAATTGACTAATGAGTGATGGCTCTGCATTCTGAGCCTTGAAAAAGGCTCATTAACTCTCTAAAGGAGATATCAATATGAGTTCAAAAGATCGAATAGAACTAAGAAAATTTATGAAAACTAATCCAGGTATTCCGGCAAGGATGCGAGAATATTTTACACAGCTGGATAAGGATTTGAGATCAAATGATATTTGGTCAACCACGACAACCACAACTACAAGTACAACTACAAGTACAAGGAAAAGGTATGAAACGATTAAAAGACCCTGATCAAAAGGAAAAGAAAGCTCCGAAAACTTTAAAGGTTCCAAAAGTTTTAAAAGCTAAGGAAGTTAAAGAAGTTAAGGAAGTTGAGGAGGGGGAACTTTGGCGATTTTATCGCAGTCATTTGCCCACAATTGTATGGGATGCCCGTGGTGGTCAGAATAAAACCCTGGCTGATTTTAGTAAGGGTTATTACACCACGAAAGAAAAAGATGTTGCTGATATTTTACGATCTAAAGGGTATCTTGAGATTCCTCTTAATATGACGGAGCCTCCTTCCGTTATTATTAATCAACCTTCCCCACAATTACTCCGCAAGCATGTTCCATTAATGCCAGGAGCGGGTAATATTTCTGGAGCAGCTGCTGAAATAGCTGCAAGTAGAATGATGGAAGGGGTTCTTTCTATTCCTGAGGTACAGACCCAATAATTTGGGTAAAGGAGTTTAGGATATGTCTATTACCACTTATTGTACTGATGCAGATATGGTAGAAGTACGCCCGAATATTTTAGATTTTGGGGTAGAGGATTGGGAGAATGTACGAGAAGAAGCATTTTCCTATATTAATACTATGCTTATTATTAGATGGTACCGCTCTGCCGCTACTATACAAGGTATTGACTATACTGTAACTGAGTTTGATCCTGATTTATTAGATGAGGATCAAATAAAGAAAACTGCTGTTTATAAATCTCTTGAGTTGGCTTATATGTCTTTGATGAAAGAAGGCGCCGAAGCAGATGGGTTTGAACGATTTTCTGTCTATTTTGGAAAAGAATTCATTAAAGCTTTTGATTTGTTGATGGGGATTGGGTTAAAGTATGATTGGGATGGTGATGATGATACAACAGATGAAATTTATATAAACGCTCCTCGTCGGTTGTATAGGAGTTAATCATGGCATCAAAGGTCTCAATTGATATTAGGGGTATCAAATCATTAGAAAACGTCTTAGAACGAGTAGGAGGCGGCATAAGTACCACCAGATTAATGGGCGAGATTGGTACATTTCTAATGACTAATATTAAATTGAGAACAGCTAAGGGCATAGATGTGGATGGGGATACTTTTATTCCATACTCACCAAGTTATGCTTTGTTTCGTAAAAAGATGGGACATCCAATAGGAAAAGTGTCTTTATTTTTTACTGGATCTATGATGTCTTCAATGACGTATAAAGCAACAAGTAATACAGCTAAACTTTATTTTTTGAATACAAAGGATAAATTCGGAGGGATTCTAATCCTACTAAAGCCGCTAAGCTGAATAAAAAAAGAGAGTTTTTTGCTTTATCCGCTCATGATAAAAGAAAAGTCGAAGGTATAGTACAAGAAGAAATTGATAGGTTAATGAAAGGTTGAAGGATTCTTATGACTATTAAACGGGAACAAATTATTTTAGCTGATTATGCCCTTGTAGAATCTGTTAGTTTTATTAAATCAGTTAAAAGAGTTATGATGCTTTATGAAGATTTACAGAAGTTTGCAGTAACTCAACTTCCTGTGGCTGCAGTTGTGGGACGATTACCTGTGGCTCAAAAATATCATAAATCAGGCAGACAAAGAGAAGTAATTGGACAAATCCAATCAGAGTTGGTTGTTGATATTTTTGTTTATTTCCAAAATACGGTTGTGAATGAGATGGATTCAGAAATTTCTACTTATGCTGATGCTTTATTTGCTGCTTTGTTTACAAATCCTTCTAGGGATGAACTTTGTTTGGAAACCCTTGTAGAAATTGAGCCTGAATATTCCTATTGGGACCCATTTGTTGCTTTTAAGGTGAAAGTGACTCATATTTATTTACACGATACAGGAGGAATTTAACATGACAACACCACACAGCACTGATTTATATGTGCCGGCAGGAAGAGGCATCATTTATATTGCCGAATGGGTTGGAACAACTCCACCCACTTATCCGGGTTCTTCTCCAACTTATTACCCTAACGCGGCAGATATTGCTTTAGGGCTTGGGGATTTTGAGGATATTGGTAATGCTCCAAGTCTTGAAATTGAACCTACTATTGAAAGGAAACCTCATTATTCAAGTAGAGCGGATTACAAGACAAAAGATTTGAATCCGGTTATTGGGCTTGAGTATACCATTAATTTTGATGTAGATGAAATTGCAGCGACAAATTTAAAGCGGTTTCTTTTGGGTACTTATAATTCTGGTTCGGGTATTACCAATGCGTTGACTAAGGCTAATCAAGAATATGCTATTATTTTTGTTTCTGATAATCCACAAGGTCCAAATCAGATTCAGTATTTTAGGCGGGTTACTTTAGGCCCATCCGGTCCATTACAGTTGATTGGAGATGATTATTTAGTAATGTCTTTTGCAGGGGAAGGTTTAAGTGATGTGGCTAATTTTCCAGATAGTCCTTATTTTGATAATAGGTCTATTACAACTACAACTACAACTACAACTACAACTACAACTACAACTACTACTTAATTAAGATGAGTTAATTGGAGGTAAGATGAAAAAATTTAAAATCGTGAAAATCCAAATAGATGAAAAAACTGAGAAAGAGTTCTCGGTAAAGGAATTGGATGTTGGGGAGATTATTAATTTAAGTCAACAGAATCCTTTATTTGGGGGGGCTCTTAACGATTCAGAAAAAACACCAATGGGGAAAGAAGACAAAGGAATGTTTTCCGAGTTTACTGGAATTTCTAAAAGTATTGAAAAAGTTATGGAATTATCTTGTGATTTTAATAAGGATGATCTTAAAAAATTGGCACCTTCAGATGTTAAGACATTATTTGATGAGTGGAAGGAAGTCAATTCAACTTTTTTAAACTTGCTCGATCAGATCGGAGTGATAAAAGCATCAAAAGATATACTGAAAAAAGCTATGAACGACTTTTCAAAGATGCTTGCCATTTGATTGAGAGCGGTCACGTGAATGTGTTTAAATACGGTTTTACTTTTTTTATAGCTGCATTAAATGAACATCAAATTATTAATGATATAAAAAGGAAAGATACAGCAATTGCAGTAAGAGTATCCAGGTTAGATGAAAAAGGTTGGAAAAAGTTCATGAAGAGAAAATAAGGAAGTAACTAATGGCTGATCGAAAGTTAGACATTATTGTTAGAATGCGGAATCAAGCTTCCAAGGGCTTAAAAGGGGTCGATAGGGATGTAAAGTCTTTAGGAGCCACTACAAAGACCGCTGCAAAAAGTATGGCTGGCTTATATACCAGTATGGCCGCTTTTGCTGGGATTTTAGCAGGTGGTGCTTTGTTAGGGAAAGCTATAAAAGATTTTGCCGCTTTTGATGATAATATGAGAGCAGCTGGGGCAGTTACCAATGCTACTACTGAAGAATTAAAAGCAATGACTGCAGTAGCTCAGAAGATGGGGCGGGAAACAAGATACACAGCGGCAAATGCTGCCGAAGCATTAAAATTCTTAGGAATGGCCGGACTTGAAGCTGCAGAAGCAATGGATGCTTTACCAGGGGTACTTAGTTTAGCAGCGGCAGGTTCTCTTGATTTAGGAACAGCGGCTGATATTGCCACAAATGTTCTTTCTGCTTTTGGCCTTGAAGTTGAATCTCTTTCCAGGGTAAATGATGTATTGGTTAAGACTTTTACTTCCAGTAATGTTAATTTAATGGAAATCGGTGAAGCTTTTAAAATGGTTGGTCCAATTGCTAAAGGGGTTGGTGCTGATTTTGAAGATTTAGTTGGCACAATTGGGGCGCTTGGTAATGCTGGTATTAAAGGTACTATGGCAGGGACTGCTTTAAAGAATGCTATTGATGCTTTGTTAGTTCCTACTGCTCAAGAAGAAAAATTAATGAAGCAATTAGAACAGAGAATGGGAGGTGCCACATTACAAATTAAAGATGCTGAAGGAAATTTTATTGGATTTACCGATATTTTAAAACAACTTGAAGCTGCTGGAATGGATGGTATTGAAGCTCTTGAATTATTTGGTATGCGGGCTGGTCCAAGTATGGCAGCATTGTTAAATATGGGTTCTGAAAGTTTAGATGAACTTATTGAGAAATTAAGAGAAGCAGGGGGTACAGCAGATCAGATTGCAGAACAAATGGAAGCTGGTCTTGGCGGAACAATGCGTCGGTTGATTTCTGCTTTTGAAGGATTTAAAATTCAAATAGGTAAAACTTTTGAAAAAGATACTACAGAATTACTTGATTTTTTTATAATTCAATTACAGGATTTGAATGACGCTTTACAGAATAATGAGGGGATAATTAAATTTTGGTCAGATGTTGCTGTATGGTCAATTAAAGCTATATCAGGTGCTTTTGAATTTGTTCCTACCTTATTTATAAACCTTGGGAAATTAATGGCATTATTTTCATTAGCGTTAAATACTTCAATTTGGGATTTTAGAGAAAATAAAAAAGTTATAAAAGATGGTTTAATGGAAGTTAATGATTCTTTTAAACATTTTTTCGATAAGTACGGTCTTATTAAAACCAAAATAGTAGTTACAGATGGAACTGATTGGGAAAGTTTGAATGCTGAGATTGATAAAGGATTAGAAGGGGCGATTGGTAAAGGGACCGGAAAAACTAAAAAAGAACGAGGAAAAGAAATAGAGGTAGTTTCTTCAAGATTAAAATCTGGTTTTATTAAACTTAGGGCAATTTTAAAACAAGAAAGTGAGCAAATTAAAGGGGAATATGAACAAGGTCTAATTACTTTAGGCGCTTATTATGAGAAACGAGCTGAAATAATTAAAAAAGGAATTGAAGCAGAACTAGGAATATTAAGTCATCGTTTGCAGGATGAGGAAGATTTAAGTAAACAGGAAGAATTAAAAGCTCAGATTTTTTCAAAAAAGAAAGAACTTGAAACAGCACTTTTAGTACTTACTAATGATCGGATACAAAAAGAAACTAGATTAGAAGAAAAGAAAAACAGAGATTTAGAAAGGGCAACTAAAAAGAGATTAAGAGAAGAGAAAAAGGCTAATGATTTAAGATTAAGGGCAGAGAAAAAAATAAATGAATTAAGACTCCAAGCTGAACAAGCTTTTACTGATCAAAAAGCTCGAATTGCAGTTGATGGGGAAACTGAATTAGATGCCCAATTTGCAGATGAAATAGCCAGTTTACAAGAACGGCAAAATAAAGAACTTGAAATAATAAGGGAGTTTCAAGCAGCTGTTTTAGCGGAAATGGAAAGAATGGGTGTTTCTGAAGTAGAGATAGCACAAAAAGTACAAGATCAAAAGAAAAGAATTAAAGATCAAGAAGTTGTTCAACAACAAGAAAAAGATCAATTAGAAGTGGATCACCAAGCAAGAACTTTTAAGTCTCGAATACAAATGATGCAAACTTTAGCAGGAGGGGCAGCTCAAGCTTTTGATCAACTATATGAAATGAGTGGAAAGAAAACTAAGGAGTTCTTTTATTTAGCTAAGGCGGCATCTATAGCACAAGCAACAATGAAAATGCATGAAGGTATTGTAGGAGCTTTAGGCTCTCCTCCATATGGATGGGCTGCAATTGCTAATTCAATAATAATAGGGGCTCAAGGGGCTATACAAATTGCAGCAATAGCCAGTCAAGGATTTGCAAAAGGCGGAGTTATAAAAGGAAACTCACCAACTACCACGGCTGATAATATTCCAATAAGAGCTACTGCTGGAGAATTTATACATCCGGTTGATTCCGTAAAATACTATGGTAAAAGTTTTATGGAGGCAATTAGAACAAAGTCTTTGCCCAGAATGGCGTTTGCCAGTGGATATTCTCAAGGTGGTTATGTTAAATCTGGTCATTCTTCTTTTGCCCAAGGAGGTTTAGTTTCCAAGGCACAAGATCAACGATTAGAGCAAGAAGATAAAGAAATAGTTATAAATAATATTAATGTGGTTGATCCAAGAGAAATGATTAATGTTTTATCCACTCCAGAAGGCCAGAATGGAGTTTTAAATGTATTAAGTTCAAGACCGGAAGATACTAGGAGAATATTTAGGAGTATTAGATAAATGACTACTGTGGCTGCTTATTTTTTAATTCCACCAGATTGGCAAAAAGGAATATCTTTTAGAAAGAAGTGGTTTACTACTATTCAAACATCTTTGGATAAAACAGAAAAGCGTTCCGCCTTATATACTTGGCCCAGGCGTACTCTTGCTTATGAAGCGGATGCTTCTTCTTATGTTGATAGTATGTATTTAAAAGGAGTTATTTATAAAAATTTACATAGTATTTGGGGGGTTCCTTTTTGGCAAGATGGAACTGGTTTATCTGCTGATGCTAAAGCCGCCCAAAAAATACTTCAAGTTGATTCCACTAAATATCGTAATTTTGAAATAGGGGCTGAGTGTATTATTTTTTCATCCAAGGATTCTTATGAAATTGGAGTAATTGATAGTTTTACTGATACTCAGATTATTTTAGTTGATAATTTAACATCTTTATGGTTGGAGAATGTTTTTGTTTACCCAATTTTAAAAGGAAGATTGGAAGTACAACAAAGAGTAAAAGCAACCACAGCAACAGTTACTTCATTAAGAGTTCAAATTAAAGAAGAATATGATGTTATAACTCGTTATTCTGCTAATTTAAGCGCCTTTGATTATTATAATATTTATCCAGTTTTTGATATTTTTCCTAATTGGGATAAGATGGTTGAGTTTGATTTATTACATGATTATTCTTTATTACAGTTTTTAGGGCTTTCTACTTCTTTTACTCATCAAGAAGAAACTGAGTTTAAATATAAAGCTAATTATTTAATTAGCACAAAAGAAAATATTCAAAAAGTTATTGATTTTTTTGATTATCATAAAGGAATGTTGGGCGTTTTTTGGAAGCCAAATTGGGAAATTGATATTAAGGTAACCTCTTCTTTTTTATCTACAGATAGAGTATTAAATGTTACTGATATTGATCTTAGTGATTATTGGTTAGGTGTTTATAGATATGCTATTTTTATATGGCCGGATGATTCTTTTGTTTGTGGTAAAATAATTAGTGCAACTGATAATACTATTACTTTACAATCTGATATTGGAAAAGCTTGTACTGATGCCCAATTAAATCAGTTAAAAGTTTCTTTTTTAATGATGGGCCGATTTTCTCAGGATGAATTAGAAGTAAAATATATAAGTGCTAATGTGGTTGATTTAACTTTAAATTTTCAAACAGTTTTCAAAGAAACTCCCGTTATTACTACCACTACTACTACCACTACCACCACTACCACCACATCAAGTTCATCTACTACATCAAGTTCATCTACTACATCAAGTTCATCTACTACATCAAGTTCATCTACTACTACAACGAGTTAAAAGGAATAGATATGAAAGATGTTACTACTGATTATATAGCAAAAGAAGAATCAACAGAACGGAAACCGGTTGAACTTTACCACATTTGGCGGGATGGAGGAGAGCATTGGAGATATACTAGTGGGGATATTTCTGTTACTTATGATAGCGAGGTATATTCTCCTGCTGTATTAGAAAGATCTCTTACTAAATATAATAGTCAATTAGATGTTACTACAATGCAAATTAAAGTAGCGGCTTTATCTGATTTAACAGTTGATTTTATATCGGTTAATCCAGTTGAGATTCTTTGGATATCCATTATGAAATTGCATAGAGAACAAAGTCCTTTAGAAGCTGATGTGATATTTGTTGGGCAAATAAAAGATGTTTCATTTAAAGGAATACAAGCAAATGTAAATTGCGTTGGTTTTGAGCATTTCTTGAAAAAGACTATTCCTACTTGGCGGTATCAGTTAACTTGTAATCATCAAGTATTTGATACTAAATGTGCTCTAACAAAAGCAAGTTATAAAACTACTGAAAATGTTACTTTAGATGCCAATAAACTTGTTTTAACCGGTACTAATTTTGGATTAAAGGATGATGGGTATTTTATTGGGGGTGAAGTTGTTTTTGGGGTTGAGTCAAGGGCAATTGTAGAACATAGTGGGGAAGAAATAACTATTATGTATAAATTTGTAGAACTTGAAGATAATGATTCTGTGGATGCTTACCCTGGTTGTGATGGGAGAGTAGAAACGTGTAGAGATAAATATGATAATATAGATAATTTTTTAGGATTTCCATTTATACCGGTGGAAAATCCGGCAACAAGAGCGAATTGGTAAAAGAGAAGGATATTATGTATTATTTTGAAGATACTGAAAAACAGAAAGAATTAAAAATTATTCTTGATTCTTGGTTAGATACTCCTTTTAAGCATAAAACTTGCGTAAAGGGTTTAGGATGTGATTGTATTCATTTTGTTGGAAGTGTTTTTCAGGAAATGGGATTGTTTAGATTTGATTTAAAAACAGTACCTGATTATCCAAAAGATTGGCATTTACATAATACCCGGGAACTTTTATCAGAAGGGATAATTGAAAGATTAAATGTTGAAAAAGTCGGGCTTAATAATTTAATAAACGGTGATATAATTTTAAGTCATTATGGAAAAGCTTCAAGTCACGCTGGGGTTTATTTTGATGGATATGTTTATCAAGCATTAACTGATATAGGAGTTAAAAAGATCAATTTTAAAGATCAGAAATACAGAAAGCAAATGAAATTTGTATATAGGATATTAAAATG